TTGATTGGTGAGGAGAAAATTCAAAAAAAATGTAGTGAAATTATTAACCAGCTTCAATCGGATGCACTTACAAAGTGCGCAAACGAAGAATTAAAAAGTAGATTATGAAAAGAGATGTGACAATTAGTTTTAGAGGCGTTGAATTAAACGTAACAGGAGATTATTACAAAGGAACGTTTGGTGATAGAGAATCACCGCCAGAAAGCCCCGAGTTTGAAATAACACGAATTGAATTATTAGATAGTTCAACTGACCTTTCGGAAATGTTTTACAACTTAGATGCAATAGATGATATTGTTGAAGAGTGCTTAGAAGTTATCGACAATGAATGATACAGTAATCAATACTAATGTGGTTTCAAGATTGAAACAGTTAGTCCAGGACATTGAAGACTTGCAAGCTTATAATATTGGATTAAGCTTTGAACAGGAAGTAGAACTCGCAAAAATGCAGATTGAGGTTAATAAAATAATTAAAGAGTTATGAAACAGACACTAGCAATTAAAACCAAATTGACAGAAAGAAAACATATAAAAGAATTTGTTTTTGTATTGAAAAATAATTTAAAAGAAGCTCAAAGATTGATTGATCTTTGCGAAAAAAAAATTAAAACTTTAGACTTTGAGCTACAGAATTGGGATAATTTTAAAAATAAATAATTATGACACCACAGGACAAAAAGGAATTGAGATTTATTCTCAAATTAGGATCGAAAGCGTTAATAGCTTTATCAATATCATTTTTACTAATTTATTTAATATTTAAAAACAATGGATGATTTAATCAAATTTCAAAACGAACAAATACAAGCGTTGCAATCTCGTAACCTGTTTTTAGAAAACGAGCTTAAACAAGCTAAGCAGATATTTCAAGACCTTATTAACGATTGGGAAGTTAACGAGGTAGAAATAGTTGAACCAAAACCACTTGATGATGTGTTTCAAAGTCCAATTGAACAATTAACGGATATATTTAAAAATATGTACTAATAATTATAACTAAAAAAATGAGAAATTTACCAAAGATTAATGACATATACACAGATAAAATTTCAACACAGAAATCGGATGTGTTTGTCACTTTAATGAATCAACCCCCTAAATTAGAGTGGGTAAAAGAACACCCTTTTATACGAGGGTATAAATACTTACCTATTGAAAGGATTGAGTATTTATTAAAAACTATACTAAAATCTTATAAGATTGAAATAACAGGACAAGGACAAAGTTTCAATGGAGTTTGGGTAACCGTAAGAGTTCACTACTTGCACCCAGTTACTAATGATTGGTTATTTCACGATGGTATCGGAGCAAGTCAGTTACAAACTGCTAAAGGAACTTCTCCATCTGACCTTGCTAATATCAATAATGGTGCTTTGGCTATGGCTTATCCTGTTGCAAAGACAATAGCGATTAAAGATGCTTGTGATCATTTTGGGAAACTATTCGGAGCGGATTTAAACCGAAAAGATATTATTAATTATGAATTAGATTTAACGTTAATTGAATTAAATCCATACCACCCGAATTGGGATAAAGTAAAAGATGCCATTATAAGTGGAGATTTCACCATAGAGCAAGTACGAACAAAATATAATTTATCAGATGAAAACGCTACCAAACTTCAAGATTAGAGCAAGTGCTGGAGGTAAGATAATGACCTCGCCACGAAATAAAACAGAGTTAATTTCAGAAACTACAAAAACATACGTTAAGGAGTGGATGACTGAACAGATTTACGGAATTAGAAAGCAAATCAACAATAAGTATTTATCGAAAGGGATTTGGTTGGAGGATGAAGCGATTGATAAAGCTATTGAATGGTTAGATATTCCTTTTGCCATTAAGAATGAAAAGTCTTTTGAGGATGATTTTTTTACAGGCACACCCGATTTAATTGTTAAAGGAGTTGTTTACGATATAAAATGTAGTTGGGATTGTTTTACTTTCCCATTATTTGAAAATGAAATACCTACAAATGATTATTATTATCAACTTCAAATTTATATGCACTTAACAGGTTGTAAAAAAGCAGTCTTGACTTATGTATTGTTAAACACTCCTGAAGAACTTACATACGAAGAAAAACATAACTATGATAGTATGGAAAAGCAATACAGAATTAAGACTTTTGAAGTAGAATACTCGGAAGATGTCATAGCCGATTTACAGCAAAGAGTGACAAATATTAGAGAATTTATAAAACAATTTTAAGATGGCAGAAATTCAAGTAACATTAAACGCAAACTTATTGCGAAATTTAGTAACAAAAAGAAGTTACAAAAACAAAGAGGAAGTTGATGTGGAACTTCAAGAAATCAAGTTTAAATTAGTTGAGGTTAAAGAACCGAAAACTATTCATACAGCGGGAAAATACAGAATTGATAAAACTCACTTTGCTTGTGTTATTCAAACTAAAGAAGAACGGGAAGCAAAAAAAGAAACAATTTACATTGGGGAGGGATTTACAACTGTATGGACAACTGAAACAGTACATCAAGCGGTTGTAATATCTGATCCTAAGCCAGTTGTTGATGATGATTTACCATTTTAATGAATAGGCAAAATAAGGAACGATTTATAAAACTTTATACTTCTAATTTGTTGGAAAAATATCCATCTTTTAGGGGACGTGAAAATACAATCCCGCCCCCTAAATTAAAAGAAACAGGAGCTAATGATTTGACAAGATTAGTAATTGAGTTTTTAAATATAAACGGATGTCAAGCGGAACGTATTAGTTCACAAGGGCAGTTTAGGGATGGTCGCAAAGTTGTAACTGATTGCTTAGGGAGAAAAAGAACTATTGGTAGTGCAATTTGGACTAAAGGAACAAGTACAAAAGGAACGGCTGATATTTCTGCAACTATTAAAGGTAGAAGTGTAAAGATTGAGATTAAATGGGGCAAAGATAAACAATCTGATGTTCAAAAAGAATATCAATTATCGATAGAAAAATCATTAGGGATATACATAATAGTTAAAACTTTTGATGATTTTATTATTTGGTTTGATAATTTTTTATTAAATTTGTAGCTAAATCAATTTGGTGGAATTGATACTTTAAAAGCATTATTAATTATCCTTATGGGAGTAGTTGCCACCACAACGAAACCATAGGGATATTTTATTTATAATTATGTATTACTTAAAATTACTTGATAAATTTTCACTTCTTACTGTTGGTGAAAATAAGATACCAAACTTTGGATGGAAAAAACAACAAACTGAAAAGTTAAGCAAAGAACAGTTTTTAAAAAACTATCAATACGCTGGTGGCAAAACTTTTACTGATAGTGATGGAATTATTAATGAAATAAAACCAACAAAGAATGTAGGTATCATTACAGGATTTGAAGATTTAGAAGTCATTGATATTGATTTAAAGGTTTTTTCCACTGCAAAAGAAAAAACAGACTTTTGGAATGAGTATTTAGGTTATTTACGTGATAATATTTTAGACTTTGATGAAAAGTTTGTTATTTACAAAACTATGAACGATGGCTATCATATTTTATACAAATCAAAAAGATGCGATAAAAATACTAAAATAGCAAAGTTAAAAGGTCATACAGAAGCTATTATAGAAACTAGAGGCAAATTTGGCTATGTTTTTATTTATGAAAATAACAAAGTATCTAAAAAGGAATATTTAGACATTGATTATATTTCAGATGATGATAGGGATATACTTTGGACTTTTTGTAAAATGTATAACTATATTGAAACATCTCCTATTGAGCCAAAAAAAGATGCAAAGGTTTATAACATAGGTCAGCTTTCACCCTGGGAAGATTATAATCAGAAAACATCAATTTTAGACCTTATTAGCGATAGTTTTACAGTAGTAGGTAATCACGCTAAAAAATACGTTATAAAAAGAAATGGTGCAACTTCTCCGCATTCGGGATATGTTTTTAAAGATAACGGATTGATGTATTTACATTCGACTGGCTCGGAATATGATGCAGAGAAAGTCTATACGCCTTTTTTAGTATATTGTAAAAAATACCATAATGATGATTT